CTCGCCGCTCCTTGAGTTCTTTTCTCATTGCCGCCAATCCTGATTCCTCATTGCCAGGAGAGGCCCCGGATAAGACCTGAGCCGCCTTGTAGGGACCGGCCATAATTGAGCCGATTGCACCATAGGCTTTAGCCGCCCTGGCCTCTCTGGCACTGCCAAGGCTGATCTCCAGACATTCCGCCAACAGCTCGTTTACATCAAGACTGTGCTTCTCTTCCTGGGCCGCCTTGATAGCATCAGTTGGAATGTGGCCGAATCGCTTATGGTCTTTCAGGCAGTCCACTTTTACCCCATACTGGCGGGATATAGCGGAGTAGGTTACTCCTCTGATAACATCTGCCTCGATTTCAGCTCTCTTTTTATGACCACAAACCGCACATCTCTTCATAGATGGATTCATATATTGAATCGAAAGTATATAAATGTATCCTTTAAGGACAAAAAGAAAGGGATGTTTTCCTATATAGGAAAACAGGAGAGGAGATCAGGCTGCTACCTTCTCCCCAGTTGTTCGATTGAATGGGCAGCTCTGGCAGTAAGGGTTGACCAGCTTTCCGCACTTATCCCGAAGGGTCTCACAGGACCAGGCTGAATATTCATAGCTCCATGTTTCCAGCACTTTTCTCAGGCTGAAATCATGATCATAGTCTCTTTGATTTTGGAATAGCCGAGCTGTAGCTTCTGCAGTCAGTCCAATAGGCTGAGCTTTTACAGCAATCGCCAGCCTAAGGTAGTGACCTTCAGAGCCTTCCAGGGGGATCTTATCTTCCAAGGCCCTCTGCATACAGTAATCAAGGGCATTGCTTGAGCATGTCTTTCTCTTGGTTTCATAACGGATGGATACCCTAGGCATTCCTTCAGAGCTGGACTCAGAGAGGTCCGGGATCTCCAGAAGGTGAACAAGTCCAGGATGAGGTATAGGACCTTCCAGAGGTTCGAAAGTGTCAGCATCTAGGAAGGCAGATCGGCTCTTGCTCTTATTGTGATAGCAGACTGGAAGCTTCACCAAGTTGCCGTACTTGCCATTCTTGTCCTTCAGACTCTTTTGCTTAGGCCAACACTCAGTTTTCACGCCAGCCTCAGAGTTGATTTGTCTGATGAAGCGATACGCATTATAGGTGCTGGTTCTACTAAGGAAAATCCAGATATGATAGGAATCTATGCTACCCGAAGCTTCCAGCAAAAACGGGATGCTGTTGTCTCTCAAGACTCCAGCAACTTTGTTAACTTTCTCTCGCGTGTCGGTTTCACCGTTATGAGAATCGAAGTCATCAACGCACCAGGTAACAGTATCATCAAGCGATATCTCGTAAGTCCCAAAAGTGATCTCTCCCTTTACATGCCGCTTGATCTTATCTTCGGTCAATGGAGAAAGCACCTTAAGATATTCCCATTCACCGGATACGTGGCTCTGATATTGTTGAGCATGGCAATCTGTCCGATTAACGAACATGGAATAGAGCAGGGTCGAAGTAGATTCAAGTTCTTTTTTATTACTCTGAAAATTATAAATTCTAAGTTTCACTGCATTCTCTCTATATAGGTTAGTAGAGGAAATGCAGTGGTTTTCAGAATTTATAGAATTATCATTATATAACTCGACTCGTTCAATGCAGTCCTTAACATATCGTCTCTCAGAGTTTGTGGCGTTCTTTTCCTCGCCGTATATCCTAGGAACCTCAATCTCCTGACTTACTTGAACTTCGAACTGAGGCGTCTTGATGGTCTCACCCTTGCTGCTCATGGTCTTCTTGATTTCCTTCAGTCTAAGCGTGCGGTCTATCCCCCATTTTGCGGTTTGCCGTATCTGATCTAATCGGCACCCTACAAAATAGATCTTTGATTCAACAATACCCTCGGGGTCCCTTACCCTGTTGACTGCCTGCCAGGTTGCAGAATGTACCGCCTGCAACCTTAATGCCCGTGAGTAGATCCATTTCTCCTCATTGTCTTTACCCCATGCCAGTGCATCGCAAGCATTGGCGGGAATCTCAGCCATGCCTACCGTGATGCAGATCCTCTCTGATCGTTCAACCCCTAGACTATGATCGCTCCTGTAGTAGTCTACGAAAATGTCCCTAATTCCGAGATTGCCGATCTCCTGCGTTAATATCCTGGCCTTGCGATCGTTTGGCGCTAACAGATAGATAGGCTGCTTTTCGCGTTCGGCAATGGCCTTGATGGTCTGCAAGATGTTAGGAAGCTTTTCAGAGAAATTCCTAGAATTCAGCTTCCAGCTATCAGGGATAAGGGTTAGCTTCTTTGTAGCGCCTCGTAGATCTGGAAATATTGTGCGCTGGACCTCTTTTCCGGCCAGCTCGGAGAAGTAGCCGAGACGGGGCTCAAAGAGTGTCCCTGAGACAAACAGAATCCTTGCATGGTCTACATATCTGGTCAAGAACTCGTTCAGTGCTCTCCATTGACGTACCTGGCCTGCAGAGACATATACCCCGCCGCTCTCGCCCTCATCTTCGCTGATGTAGCCAATTGATATTTGGACGGTGCTTAATATGGTGATTATATCCCTGAGGGTTAGAATATCGTCTTCAGGCAAATCGTGAGCTACGGCCAGTTTTCGGAGTTGCGCCCATACCTTCTTGAGATCCTTCCATTCCAACTTTTTAAAGTTGGATAGGCTCTTTGAGAGGTGTTGTGAAGCATGGCCTTCCTCGGCTCGCACCATGAGTTCCTGGATTTCCTGAATATGGCTCTGGCAGAAGTCCAGCCACCTCTGATACACTCGCTCCAATGCCGTGTATTTTGCGGGAATCTTCAGTGACGCAAACGCCCTTACACTCACAGCCGAAGGCAGGGAGAGAACATGAGCCTCATCCGGCATGACGACTTCGGCCCTGGAGATCTTTGTCAGGATCTCCTTTGCCATCTTCCCATGACTCAGCATTAGGGCTTCTATTTTCGCATACGTCAGCCCCATGACTTTGGGGTCCTTTGCTCGCAGGATCGCCAGGACCTCGCACCATCCAGATTCATTGCATTTCTGGCAATCGGGCAGGGTCAAGGGCAATTGCCTTAAGATAGGATTCTTCTTGAGATCCGGCTCGATTAAGGGACACTCGCTGTTCCCTGGAATCCGCACCGCGTCGCTCGCTGCCTTTTCAACTGTCTCTTGCAGAATTCGCCTTGTGGGGGCGAGCATCAGGAGAGGCCAGCCCCGCCGCTCACAGGCCATGACGGTTGATGTAGTCATTCCCGCACGGATGGGCTTTGAGACTGCGCAGCTCCCAGATTCTATGATCGCTTCTGCAGCTTTGACGAGCTGTTGATTGCAGGAGAACTCAGTGAGTCTCTCCTGCCTCGTTGCACTCGCCATATTCAACCCCTCACGCCGTCTGCTATCGGCTTAGGCTTTTGGCGGAAGTATTTATATAGAATTGATTGAGAATACATCTTGACCTCTTTGCTCTTGTGGTTAGGAGTCTGGAGTCGTCGTTTGTACCGCCCGTCGCTGGTAACGATGGGCACCTTACAATTTTCTTTAACATATTCCTCTGGCTTGCATTGCCTCTCCTAACAACGTGCGCCCCGCGTTCGCTAAAGACATTCGATTGTCGCGTGCAAAGTTTTCTAAAATCGTCCTCTGCTTCTCGGTTGCTTGGAAATGCACCGGCCAGACCAATAAATCCTCTTTGGCCATATGATACACAATAACCAAACTTCTATTTAAATCAATCGTAAACGGGGCGAAAGTAATCGATTCTAGACCACATCATGATGATGATGATGATCATATAATATGCTTATCTTGGATAAGCATAATCGCGACACAACAAAAGGCTAAGTATCCTAAGAATCCTAAGAATCCTAAGAATCCTAAGTATTCAACCAAATACTTTCAAACATTTCACGTGATTGTTAAAAAAATGATGAGAAAAAGAAAGCGCTCTCTGTGGCTCTATCATGCCGCTTGCTTGTGGTGACACTTCAGGGGGGATGTATTTGTCTTGAGGCTCATGGATTCTTGATGCCATGATAGACTATGGGTGGGGTCGTATTTACCTTCTCGACGACTCTGAATTCTTTTATATTAAGCTCGTCATAACGGTAATTAGACTCGTCGCAGTGAGTTTTTAGAAGTTTGTTATAGTTTCGAATTGCTATGTTACATTGAGTAATGGTTCCGGTAAATGTGGTCTCGTCTATTTTTTCAGTTCCATTTCCATAATAATTCGCTTCAAGTACTTGTCCTACTACCTCTGCTCTTCCGGCTTCCAGGCCACATACTAGATACGTTACCACAGTTTCATTGGGATAGAAGGTGTCGCTATCATATGATGCACCCGGTCCAATATAGTCTCCGTATTCATCCACCAGCGCACCTGGCGGCGAGGGACGGGCATCTGGGTACTTTATCTTAAGCTCGTTATAACGCGACTCATAGCATCTATTTTTCAGAACTTTGTTATAGTCGCTAATGTCCTCTCTAGAATAACTCGCTTCTATTTCTCCGAGCATTTCTGCTCTTCCTGCTTTTCGACCAATTGTCAAATCCAGTATCATGGAGCCATTCTCCAAGTCAGCCATGATTTGGTCGAAAGTACGGTCATCATATGATGGATTGGATGATGAATCCGATGTAGAAACAGCCAGGTAAATCCCTGCAATCGACACCAAAAGCAGAGATGCTAAAATTATTATGACTTTCTTCATGATTTTACCTCAGGCCCGCGTTGCTTTAAAACTCTTTATGGTTGCTGCAATTGAATTTGAGCTATCAGTTCCTTCGGCTTCTTCAAATCTCAGAGTTATCAGAGTCTTATCATCCTTCACATATTCAACTGTCGTGAATTTATTGGCTAATATCATGGTAGCCGGTTTACCGTCTATTTCTATATCTGACACGGAAGCCAAACCAGGTATCGGGGTGCTCTTAATAGCCTCCATCGGGCCGGATAGGAGCTTACTTACGGTGACCTTATACTTTATGAATAGATCTCCAAAGTTCGCCGTGTTTATATCGGCCACGTCATATGTGTCGCTTGTATAGCTTATGTGATCTACGGTTGCCGGCGGATTCATTGCAATATTGAACTCTCCAAGCTTAAATTCAACTGCCTCCGCATTTCCAGCGTATAGTAGCATGGCAAGCATTAATATGGCGATTGTCTTCATTAAATCCCTCCTTGTCTTACTTCAAGATTGCAAGATCTAATGAAAAATGTTTGGGTGACCATCTCAGGCACCTCCCACCGCCTTCTCGCCAGGCAACGTGTCAAAGGGCCGGAAGGCTGGAAGAGCGGGCTTGATGCTTTCCGGTTCTGTCGCGGCTGGCTTCTCTGGTTGTGGGAAGTACTTCCGGATATGCTTGCAATTATGCCTAAACTGATTACCAGGGCAGGAGCACGCGCGAGCTGTGCATGTATAATAAGCATCTCGTTTGTTGCTCAAGACCAGCACCAATCGACCGTTATCTAGGCTCACATCACTTGGTAGTGGATCGCTTGCCCGGCCCACATAAGCTAACAAGCTCTTTATAGCATCTACTGATTGCGTTACCGGGCCGGTTCGACCTTCTAAGATATTTTTTCCAGACATTGCAGTTCACCAATACACACTACCACGTTATTCTATTTAAACCTTCGTTTAATGCTTAAACCTAAGATTTAAATAGGTTAATGGCTGAAAGATAGGTTATGGAGCAAACCACAATTAAAGTCTCAAAAGACGCGGTAGAGTTCATGAAATCAGAGGGAAAATATGGTGATTCACTAGCCACTATATGCGACAGGCTATTTGATGAACTTAAATCCTTGAGAGCTGAGAAAACAGAGAAGTTAAGCAAACAGGGAAACGCTGAAGGTCTCCCTATTGTGGCTTAACCGACATTTTAGCGGTGAACTACAATGTCAACAGATACTACCCTATCGGAGAATATAGCCTTTGCCGTGTCATCTTAGGCATAGCTTTATAATAATTTGAGATAATCATCGGTAATAATAGTAAAAATAAAAAACGGACCTGCCTGGGTGTTCCCGCACCCTGACAGGAATTCGCACTAGGAAGCGATTTGCGTATGTCAGAAATAGCCAATGCTAGCATAAATACCTTTGGGATTTCGCCCAAAGCCGATTTTGTACCGCCTTCAGAGCAGCTTATCACTTTGACCTATGGTCAGCTTCAGAATCTTGTCACCCAGGCCACAGCGAAGGCCCTCCAGCCCTTACAGGATGAGGTTAGGGATCTCAAGGCCACAGTAGCCAACCAGGATGAGAAGATCGCAGCCCTGGAGTCCACACAAGACACACAGGCCGATAACCAGCTCATTCAACTTCGCCTTATTCATGATCTCCGAGAGACCACCAAGAAGGGACCGGGAAAGACTGAGATATCCAGATCTGAGAAGATCGAGAGATATCTATCATCGCGGCCTGATCACAGAGCCACTTTTGAGACCTTGAAGGGCCATCTCGGAATAGACAAGGATCTCCTCAATGATGCAATCAAGACACTTATGGGCTCTTCTCCTGGTCGATATGGCATAGTCCGCACGCCTGGCGATAAGCGGAAGCGAACCCTCATCATGCTTCACAAATAGGAGAAATTCGCCTATTCCTATTATCGATAGCCCTAGAGAGCCAACAGAAAAATAGCAAAATCTGAGGGGAATTTCTCAGATTGATTGATATTGATTACTTTTGAGAAGAGAAGAGATAATAAGAGATGTATATAAAAGGATAGAAAAGAACTATCTTGCGTTTGATTTTGCAAGATAAGAGTAGGAGAAATTCGCCTATTTTCAGAGTCCTAGTCTCCGGCTTTATCAAGTACCCATCATGGTCTTGCGTCCTAGGTGATGTGACGTTACCATGTTCTTGGAAAAGGTACTTATCAAGCAATCATAGAGTTATAAGGCCCTTTTCTAGCAAATAATTCCCGGCGCCCGTCGTGGAGAATCCAGCAGTAGCCATGTTTTCCAGCGGACCAATAACATCACCATCAGATTCGAAACCATTCGCTAAGTCTCGCATCGCATCACAAATTCGTTCAAATACAACGGGATTTGGCAAGCAATTTCTATCCCCTGATTTTAGTCGAGCCATCTGCTCATTTAACATATTATACACATTTTGCATGACTATATCTGCTAAAAGAACATCTTTTGAGAAGACATACTTATAGGTTCGTCCTGTTATCCCAAATGCAGCGGAGAAGTAGTATATTTTCTTTTCTAATGTCGGCTCTTCTCGCATCTTTGTCTCCACTAGCCTTAGTTCTTCTACAAGTTCGTTCCTGAAGAAATCTTCACGCTCGGGCATAGTTACCACGCTCGCTACGGTTTATGTTCGACCAATCTTCTCCAGCTACACCGGCTGCAGTGATCCATCCATTTTTGACGCCATACGTCGGAGTTTCAATCGGTTGTATCTTGATATGTTGCTCAAGAGAGCACATTGCTATCTCTTCCAACGTTTCCTCTCCGAGCATTTGTTCTATCAAGCGGTTATTTAAGTCCTCGAATACCTCAATGAAACCGGAATTTCCATCCATCACATAATAATTAGCATTGCCATGCTTGCTTGCGATCTTTATCACATGCCACTTATTGAGTTTCCTTATCACAGGTTCCAAAGTTTGGCGAGTGACACCTGTGCCCCGCGCGATCTCACTGATATTAAATTCTAAGCTTCCCAATGGTAACAGGAATTGAATTATCTTCAGCTCATTGCTGTTTCCCAACAACCCCTCAAATGGCGCGGACATTAATCTTCCCTCTTGTTTATCTCCATTGCATGCACCTTTACTAGGGTTTTCTCATTCTATATAGTAGTTTTGACATCGATGTTAATAAATCCTTACAACCTGTGTGGTCTGTTGCGTGGAAATATCCGTCCTTCAGTGGCTCGTCCACCGTGATGATTTATGGCAATGCACGTCCTTGGCACATCGGATATATAATATTTAATATCTATTTTCCTTTTTTGTGTTATATATCCGAGGCTTGTTAGGTGTACTGCGAATCTTTCCAAATCTACATTAAATTGGGCTTTAAATGCTTTTGCAATTTCGCCAAGATTTTTGCTATGGTTACTATTTATGCACCGATGTTGATAAAGAGCATTGAGAATAAATATTTCTTCGTCCACCAAGCCACAAGCCATTTGGTCAGCTCCATCTTCGACTCGCATCTATGATACTTGATGAAATAGATTTCGAAGACTTATCCTGTTAAATTGTCTATTATCTCCACCAGAACCGCCACCAATGCTTAGCCTTGGCCTCTTCCTGGCTTGGTGGTAGCGCAGGAGTGATCTTCTCCGTAAGCTGATGAGTTAAGGCGGTTAACATACTGATCTGTTCCCGGTCCTGTCGGATGGTGTCTAGTGCGTGCTCGTGATCACGCTTAGTTAATTCTAGGTCGATGCGTGCTTGATCACTAGTTTTTCTTAGTTGATCATTCTCTTGCTGGAGCGTATCGGCTAGTGATCTTGCCTTATCTAAATCGGCTTTAATGGCTGTGATCTCTGCTCTTAACCTAGTGATCTCGGACCAGTTCTTATCAAGGTCTGATTTGGTCTTATCCAGCTTGGATATGGCCTCCGCAAGCTCTCTATGATCACTACCATGTAAGTACTGATCGAGAGCCTCAAGAACAATTTGAGTCTTACCGATGCCTTTTTCTTTGACTGCTAAGTTTATGTCTTTTAGCAACTGATCATTAGCTTCGGCATAAATTCTCATGGTGATCACCGCTCCCTTGCCGGTATTGATATGGTGATCAGCTATATTTTTTCTGGTCCTTCTTATGTAACGGCCAGCATAAGAACAGCGTTACATAAGAAATACTGACGCCGTTCAAAGCATGTACTTTCTAAACTGCTCTACAGCATCTAAGTCAGTGACTACGGTAGCCTGCTTAATAGGGTATTCTGTGGTCGTGCCGTCCTTCCTGAGATAATCCCCGACAGCATAAGCCTCTTTGCATACCACCTTAGCATTGCTCTGAGTCCATGCGCCTAGATTGTTCATGAACAGCACATTGACATCTTCCCATCTGCAAAAGAAGTCTGCATAAGAGACTTGCATAATGTCCGCGCCGCCCGTATCGATGCACCATATCTTAACGTTGCAGTCGAGGTTCTGGCAGGTTACAGTAGGCAGGGCGGTTAAGTTAGTGGTCGTGGTCTTGGTGGTAGCCGATGTAAACGAGATTACTTCAGCGTTGACGGTGACACTACCAGTAACATCATTATGCGCGCCACTAACCGATAAGGTAATCTTGCATCTGAACGTCACCGTTGGGGCAGTATTGGTTAGGACCAGCGTTGCGGCGCTCAGATCGTTGTAGAGAGTCCATAGCACCGAAGTTTTCTTTTTCCCCACCTGGTTGAGATAGTCATCGATCATCATACTATCGGCACTCCCGCGGCTATGTAGGGCCTCATAAGTTGGCGGGCGATACGGGAGGTTAGGGTGGGCTGCCCAGGAGCTGGGGCAAATGTCTCTGATAGATCCAGCATCTTAAATGAGGCTACATTCTGGTCTTGCAAGGATCTGCGGGAATTATTGCCGGTCGTGATAATTTCTAATGCTTCCTCGCAGCAGGCATCAATTACCGCCTGCGGCACGGTGACACCATCACCCATAAAGCCACCTCTGGCCAGCGGGATGTATCGAGGGAAGGCGTTTTCTTGTGTCTCAGGGTTGGCTTTCCACCCTTTGAGCGGCAGGCAGTTGATCGCCTGAGTGGCCATGTGCAGAGCACTCTCTTTATCTCCATCTGTAGCCGCCGTGAACAATGCAGCATAGAGCCTTGTGCCGAAATAGGTATCTGCGCCGGTATGGTCTATGTAATCTGCCGTGTTTATCACCTCTTAAAAATTAATAGCCCTGACTCCTCAGGGCAGTTGAACAAGGGCAATAGACCCGCGCGTGGCGTTGCTGTTGATAAGCACCGTCTCGTTGTATTGCTTAAATCTAGAACTCTCAAAAGGTCCGAGAACGTAGGTATGGTTGGCAGGCAGTTGAAAGAGTGCATCCCCAAGGGCCTCTCTCCAATACTCACCAGCCATCACGGTCAGGTTAATACCGGCAGTTGTGGTTATGGTGGAAGTATTGACTATGAGGAGCTGAGAGCCGTCTATGGATGCATTGTAGTAATGGCCACCCGTGCCGATGGCATACCACCCAACTGACTCCTGCCCGTTGGCCACGCCTGCGGTTGGCTGGATCACTGCCCGCACTGCTAATGCGCTGGTGGACAGCATCATGAGGCTTACCAGGATGACAAAAATGGTAAGGTGTCTCATTTAAGCCACCGCCCTTGCAGTCAGGAGAGCCAGGCAAGTAGGTCTTACGACCTTTGCACCGAACACGTGAAGGCCCTTCACGGCATCGCTGAAGGAGTCCTGCGGCCTGTAGCCTTCCACCTTCTTGATCTGCTCGGCATAGGACGCGGCCATGCCGTGTCCGGCTATGATCTCGCTGTTATCCTTGCCTTCTGAGGTGACCACAGGGACATTCAGGGACTCCAGCACATCGAAGCCAGCCACACGGGTAACTATGCCGTTCCTGAGGGCTTCAGGGCTGCCAGAGGCGCTTATGTTGGTGAACCTGTCATCCTTTACGAGCTGCCCGGTGAACCAGGGAGGGATGATAACCCATCTTCCTGCTTTGGGGCACTTGGCCTCACTCAGCTTTGTGCTGAGATCTACCAGGTAATCATAGGCCGTCTCGCCAGCGGTTGAGGGATCGGGAATGATAGCGCCAGCATCACTGTCTGTACCTATCTTGTTACCAGCCGGCACACCATCATAGAGCAGATCCGCCAGGTACATCTCGGCCACATCTGCCAGGTCGTAAGATGCCTGAGCCATTGCGCCGGTCATGATCTTAGGAGTCTGTTGAGCTACGTCAATGTCGTCAACCTCGAAATTGAAGTAATTGCCCTGGTCAATGGTCAGGCTGGTCTGTGCGTCGGACAGAGTTTCCGGGGCCTCGATGGGCACGTTCTTAGTGTATGGCCGGATAGTGACAGGCCCGATGCCATTGATCTTAACTACAGATCCCTGCCCGCTAATCTCGCCCTGGTAGTCTCTGTTCATTACGCCTGCCTGAGTAAAGACCTGATCTTTCTTCAGGCTCGCCAGGAGCTTTGCGCTCCATATTGAGGGGATAAAGTTGTTTACCGTCATCGAATCACCGATTTAGGGAGCCATCAGCAATTTGCTTCTCGATGGTTGCCCAATTCTTTTCAATGTCCTCCGGTGCCATCTGGTCAATCTGCGCCCTTGTGAAGCGCATTGGGGCAGGAGTAGCCGGTGTTGTCTCGGCTCCAATTGCCGGGCCTGGTCCTATGGATGCTACCATGATCTTCATGTTTGATCTGATTTCATCCTCAGTTTCGCCCGTAATAAGCGATATCAGCCCTTGGGGCAGCTTCTCCTCGGCAGCGATCTTTGCTTTAAGGTCTGCGGCGTCCCTCAGTGCTACTTTGGCCTCAAGCCCTGATCGAAGTGCTTTCTCAGAGGCTAATGATTCTTTTAATGTGGCATTCTCGGCGATGAGTGCCGCGTTGTCTCCATGAGTCTCTTTCTCGCGTCTGAGTCTTTCCGTTACAATCCGATCTACATCGGCCTGAGTGAATGTTTTTTCATCTTCTGCCATGCTTACCCCGAAATTTTACGGATCTCGTTAACCTAGATCTATCATGTACCTGATAATATATAAATGTATCCTTTAAGGACAATTTTTAAATGAAATTGTCACAATTAGGAAACGCCTTGGAAGTTGTTCATAGCTGGATATAAGACCATACGACCAGAATCGGAGGGCCATAATATTTTTATAAATACCTTTCTGCCCTCATAAGGTATGCCTTTGCGCTCTGGATTCTACAGCATCTTTTTGGTTTAGCCGATGCTGATTAATCGATAACGGGCAATTGTCGATAAATGATTTCATAGTGTATGGAATGGGTAGTTAGGCAGAAGCGAAAATAGGGCCTATTAAGGAGCTGTCAAAAAAGAGCTGGATTCTCGCAAGTTGTACATACTTCTACATTAGAGTTGGATTTTCTTCTTTGATTGTGGACACTGCTGTCTTCCTATCGGCCTCGCTCATCTCGGGATCTAGGCGTTTAAGGCTGTCTTCTATGGTGGTTAGGCCCATGCTCTTTCTGGATACTTCATTCTTAACAATCTCTACCTCATCCCTGGGCAGGCCATCCTCAAACTTGATTGCAATCTTGGTTATCTGGGCTGCACCTGTACCACGGCCCACCACCTCAAGAGCGGAGACTATGCGCAGGATCTCCCTGGTGCTGGGATCGAGGCGGAGGCGTAGCCGGTTGACCTTGGCGAGTGTTGGCATCATTAAGCGTTTCAATGCGCTGCCGCTCTCTGCAAGGCCCTGCTTCAGCTCACCAAGGGCGGCAGGTGACAATTCAGAGACCATATAGAGCTTCTGAGTTATCTCTGATATCTGAGTGAAGACATCCCCCAGTTTGGCATCCCAAACCATATATGCGGGCTGGGGCTCGCCGGTATTGTAGCCGTAGTACTGCCCACCACCAACCACCACGGCCTCACCTGAATACGGATCTATGTCTATCTTGGATGCAGGCCCACTAATCGCAGGATCAGCATGTTTCGTGAACACCCTGGACGCCTGTATAAGCCGCCTCTCCAGCTCCTTAACCAGGTCGTTCATATCGCTGTAATCATCCATGCCGTAGACGCCATCTGCTCCTAAGAGGTTCTGGACGGGCACTATGAGGAAGTCATCTATGCCAGTGGCGGCCACGGGCGGGATGGATGCATATCTCTCGAATCTGGTTAGCAGAATCTCTCGAAGCTTCCCATTTTCCACCACAAATAACTTATTCGTGATCTTACCGCGCTCATGAATCTCAGCTCGAACAAACTCCTCCGAGCCGTCCTTAAAGGACCATGCCAGAACGTGAGCAACGAACTCAGTATTATCTGGTGACACTATCGGATACCACAGTCTCGGATTTATTACCTCAATGATCCCCTTCTTATCGAATCGAGCCTTATAGATCCCCGTGCCGTTCTTGATCATGGACATGGTTATCTCGTATGCCTTCAGGACCAGGGCGTTATCTGCAATCAGCCTATCTGCAGCACCTTGAGGATCGGCAGCAACCTTGAAGGGCTCGCCGCAAAGGAGATCGGCAAAGCATGTAGTTGCTCTTTTGTACCAATTGATCGTCATATCTACATGATTGCGGTCTATGCAATCCACCATCGAGAAAGACCGATCCCCGGATGAGGGCGGGTTAATCCCAAATGGGTTCAAGTCGGGCCATACTTCCCCATGCTTGCCCTCATAGAGCAAAGCATTTCTTGCATATCGATCCATCCTTTCCTGTTCTGAGGGAATGGGCCAGGGCGCACCCGTGGCGAATGCTGCTAAACTTGTGATTACCATAAGTACCTCCTAGTATATTGCAT